TTTGAAGGGCGGGAGAACGAGCTTCTGGCCGAACAGACCAGAACCTTCGTTGGTATAGATATCGGTGACCGTACTGGTCTCCATTATATATCCATACCGCATAACCAGACCACCAGATGCGAAATCGGTAAGGTTAGAAATAACATTACCGGTATTCGCAAACCAGTCGACGGCCCAGCTCCATGGTGCGATTTGCCAAATTTTGGCAGGTGACATGTCGGTGCCGAGTAGATACTCGGCGCGTCTGGCGTAACGTTCCATCTTATTCCGGGAGTCGTATCCGGAAGGGAGGTGGTACGTAAATGCGCCAGAAAACCACACATCACTTGAGACGGTAGTATGTCTCGTAATCACACCAAACGGACCAGTGGGGGAACCCGAATATCCGAACGGCACAGCCGCCGGAGACAGGATTTCCTCACTGATTACCGGTTTCGATGAGAACCTGTAACGCCTTCGGACGTTCCTACCTGCGTCACGTTCGAACTGGGTAAGTACCCGGTCCGCGTGATAAACGGCACCAAGGAAATCCTTGATATCGTTAAAGATAGGCATCCAACCAAACTGGAGATTCAGATGTTCATCTGCAGTCGCTTTTCGCGCCTGTCCAGTTTTGGCCTTCCAGATAGTGCTGCCGACAAGATGTGGTATCTTGTCTTTATACAGCTCTGTCAAGAAGACAAAGGCATTCGCAGGACTATTGGTGGGCTTACACCTAGCGATTGCAGTCGCTCCCATTGCGTTCAGTTCCTGTTCGGATCTGCCCGCTACCTGGGAGGGATCAATCCCTGGGTGAACTGCCCCAAGATCGCCTTGATAGGAGACCCTGGGCCAGCCCCACTCCTCGGGTGCACTCCATTGCCCCTTCCGAAAGGAAGAGGAACGAGTGGTCCGAGTTGTGAAGAAGTCACCACCAAAATCGCCGTTCGACCCCTTAGGGGGCGGCCAGCGATTCCCTTCTGACACAGTTCGCTGTGTCTCGAGCACGTTAACGGAGACAGGGTCATCTCGCACAGTTCCCGAAGGGAATCTCTGCGTAGATACACCGGAGAACGTCGTTAACACCGACGTTCTCTGTCTCTCGTTACGTGGCTTCGACATCGAAGCTCCTTTGGAGGAAGCACTCCCTTACGGGAGTGGGTGAGTGATGCACTGCGTCGGCGGCGCCCTCTCGGG